ACGGGGGCTATAGCAAAACTCACCGACCAAGCGGTGCTCGCCGAAATTGCCAAAACGGGCAGCGAGAGCCTTGTGCGCAAGGTGGCGGTAAGAAAACTCACTGCCCAAGCACTGCTCGCCGAAATTGCCAAAACGGACAGCGATTGGCAGGTGCGCGAGAAGGCGGTAAAAAACCTCACTGACCAAGACCAAGCACTGCTCGCCGAAATTGCCAAAACGGACAGCCATTACATTGTGCGCAAGGCGGCGGTAAGAAACCTCACCGACCAAGCGGTGCTTGCCAAAATTGCCAAAACGGACAGTGAGAGCGATGTGCGCAGGGAGGCGGTAAAAAACCTCACTGACCAAGCGGTGCTTGCCGAAATTGCCAAAACGAACAGCAGTCACGGTATACGCCAGGTGGCGGAAAAAAAACTTGCCGAAATTACCAAAACGGGCAGCGATGACGGTGAGGATCTACTCGCTAGCTACATGGACAAGAGGAGTTTTAAGGAAGTGAAGCAAATGCTTCGCGAATCGACTGGTGCACGTGATTTATTCAGAAAAGCGCAGCAAGCTGGATTTCGCGTTGAGGAGGAAAATATCCTCGGAATAATGATGGAGCGTAATGGCTGCTGGATCAATTTAGCGGCGTCAAAACAAGACAAAATTAAGAACCTATTTTTAAAAGAAGGGGACTTAGACGCGATTTCCCTCGTCGAAAACGGGGAATTCCTTTTTTAGCTTCTTGGCAGGATTCATCTTTCACCGCCTCTTGCCAAGATTTTTCCACCTCATCATGAGAGCCCGGTTTTTGTGTGTCACAAATCTTAACTTTTGTCATACAAAAATATTCCTCAGACAGTCTTCCTGATGTTGAAGTCCCTGGGATCAACTCCCGCATTCGCTGAAAATGAAAACGGGAGGAGAAAGCAATTTCGCCGCCCTCCAGGTCACTTATTCCACTTTTGTTCCACAGCATGTCTGGACAGTTGCTGGTTAAGAACGACCGCTGATTCGAATCCGGTGGTTCCAGTCACAGAACTCGTTGAAACAAATTTCTTAAGAACCTTGCTCTCAGCGTAATCGGGCTGTTCTGAAAACCCGTGTTTGGATATGGGGAAGGTCCAGTAAACGGCTGAGAGGTGGCAGATTTTGGTTTGCAGTTCCGGAGGACTGGGAAGGGCTTACGTGGTTTTGGATTGTCGCTCACTCTTCGGTTTCAGCGTAATATGAACTCACAACCGCCGATAGCCCCTAAATTATCAAGCGTTTTCCCCGGATTTGTTCAACGGTCCTTCCATATTGTCCCGGTGGTCACGCGAAAATACGTAGCGGACATTCATTTGCTTTTCGGTGCTATGACCGTTGAACTTGCTGGGCCTTAGCGGTGGCTGGATAAACCCGTGCAATGCTCGAAAGCTCAACGTCACACCAGTCCGCCGTCAACTTGAAATCTCGCCCAATTTCTTCGACGTTCAGCAAATGAACATAATTCCATAGCCGTTTTTGCAAAAATCCCACTACAACGGTGCCGTCGCGTAACAGGAGACGGACTCGTTGACCGATGTTGGTCATTAACCCTGTCGGACGGAGAAGCGGTTGGACAGGGACGCTAATGGAGAGTTTTTCGGTAACACGTTCCTGCTTGCCCGGTTTGGCCTCTTCCTGCTTCGGTTTCATTTCTTTCCGTTTGTCGTCTTTCATTTGCTAACCCCTTTCGCTTTAATTGTCCATGGTATACTTGCGTTCCTCAATTGTGCCATCGAACGCCTCCATTACCATTGCCTCAATAACTTGCACTAGCTTCCTGTTCGCTGAAATGCCTTCCTCAAGACACAAACGCCTAAATGCTCGCCAAACTTCCTTGGGAATACCCGTTATTTGACAACTGCTCATCATTACCTCCATTCAATAGGTTCATATATCGTACATGTTTTAGACATATTGGATATCCACCATATCGCCTAGAGGTTGAATTGAAGAGGTTGAATGAAAGGTTGAGTCGAGAGGTAGAGAAGTGAATTTTTGCCCTGTCATAAAACATTAACGAAGATTAACAATCACAAGGAAGGAGATAGACAATGAATTTCATCACAATTGACGGGCAAGATTTCGTCCAAATTCAAACATTGGCACAGGCGCTGGGCGTTTGCACGGCCTCGATTTATAACTGGAGGAGGGCCGGGCATGTCGATTTTGTGTGGCCATTGGGCCGGGCGCTAACATTTGTAAGCAGGGAGACGGCAGAACGGCTCATACGGCTGAAAATCACCAGCGAGATGGGTGCATTCCTGAAACACATAGAAGCTTAGCAGCACTTACAAGGAACAGACGAGTTGACCATTGGAAATCAGCTCGTCTCAAAATTATTTTGGCGCGAAGGAACTGCATTGATAATATAGAATGTTTTTACCTCAATAACATTTCAACCAATGAAGAACACCAAGTAACGCGCCTTTCTTGAATGAGAAAGGAAAATTTAAAATGAAGTTAAGACAATTTGATGGTACGCAAGAATGCAAAATTCTAACCTACCTGATAGTTTCGAAAGAATTTTTAGAAGCCACCCCTTTCATTAAAGGCCACCACTTCGCCAATTCATACGGCCAGAAATTATATCGCTGGTGCCGTGATTTCTTTAGGCAATACAATGATGCTCCTTCAAGTCACATACTTGACATTTATGTTGACAATTACCCTGATGATGACCCGGACGACCCGGAGCAGGACTATATAAAGAAACAGCTTACCAAATTATCCGGCGAATGGGAGAAAAGAAAAGAATTCAACCTTCAATTTGCAGTTGAAAACGCTCTTGACTTCGCAAATAAAAAAGAACTTGAGCTATTGGAAGAGAATCTGAAGCTAGCACGAGAGGCAAATAACCGTGAAGAAGCTTTGCGCTTGATAAACAATTTCAAACCAATCACAATTGAAGGAGGAGATAAGACCGGTGAAGACCCTTTCAATGACCTAGTTGGATGGGAAGAAGCATTTAATAATGACAACCAAGAAGTCCTGTTTGAACTCCCCGGCGTCTTTGGCGAATTCCTTGGGGAACAACTATACCGTGAATCCTTAATAGGCATACTGGCTAAGGAAAAAGCGGGGAAATCATATTTACTATCTGACATAGGATATCAAGCCTTACGCTATGGGCGAAGTGTGGCATTGTTTGAGGCAGGAGACATGACAAAGAGCCAACGCTATTACAGAATAGCCCAGCACTACACACACTTACCACGCAAACGCAAACGGCCTGGTAAAGACTTCCAAGAATATATAGATGTGAACTATCCAATGGACTTTGAAGGAAATACCGAAGTTAGACGGCTCCACAATCTAACTAAGGAATTGGCGCTAGAAGCAATCAGTAAGCAAGCAAAACTGATGGAAAGACGCTTCAAATCTAAACTGAAACAAGCCTACTACACTACGTCCACCCTTACCTTCTCTGAGATAGAGCGGAAACTAAAGGAATGGGAAGCAAATGAAGGATTCATACCAGACGTAATACTAATTGACTACCCCGATATTATGCTAGCTGAAAATATGAAATTGGACGTGAGACATCAGGAAAATCAAAAATGGAAATCAGGCAGACACCTCTCCCAAAAATATAGAGCGTGTGTAATTATGGTTACCCAGGCAGACGCCGAGAGCTATGAAAAAGACTGGTTGGCTTTGAAAAATTTTAGTGAAAGCAAAACGAAATACGCACATGTTACCGCATTTATTGGATTGAATAAAAAGGCTGAAGACGAACAGTTAAATAGAGTTAGGCTTAACTACCTAATGCCTCCGAGAGAAGGCTCAAAAATGCCTAATATCCAAATTCTGCAATGCCTTGAATGTGGAGTTGCTTATATAGACTCTAGATGGATGAAAAACAAGCCTGGTATAGTTGTTCACGAAGGCGAAGAGGAAAGAGACTTTGAAGGTGACTGGAAGAAGAAGTCAGGAAAAGGAGATAAAGCAAAAAAGTACTTTATGGATAATCCTGTTTCATATTCCCTCAAAGAGGCTGCTAAAATTTCGGGAGCAGGTGAAGACCATTGCCGGAAAATTAGGCGTGAGTTAGTGGAGCAAGGAGAACTGTAATGACTAGCGTTGTAGCGTTATCGTTTAATAAGTCCTTGATTTTGTTGTGTTTGGATTTTTTTGCTATAAGACCCGTGAAAATGCTATCAAATGCTTATTGCGCTTGTGTTTGACCATAGCGTTATCCCTACTCTCCTCTTAAGAGGAGAGGGGAACGTTATGAAAAAACGCTATTGGTTTTTAAGTGGTAAAAATAGGAGGACGAAGGACGACAAAAGAGAATACTCGCCAATAAAGTCGAGCGAAGCGAGGTGGGTTTACACCAATAAATTTCCCGGAACGGGAATGTCGGTGAGAGTAATCATGGGATTTTGATTCCTTGAATTTTCCCCTTTGTTCTGCCCAATGCCTCCCGGCTTGTTTCTTCTGTGAAATCACAGTAACATATTGAAACGAGAAGATTCAGAGGAGGCCCATGAATGCCATGATTTATTACTGTGCTGGATATTATGATTACGACCTGGAAGATAAGAGGCTAAGGGGAGAAATAAAGAACCGGCTTGTTTCGTATTTTTACACACGGAACACCCGAAAACGTACCCGCCACTATCTCGAAGACCATCGCAGGGATTATGGCATGATGTTGTTGGATTCCGGCGCATTCAGTGTTTGGAACAGCAAGGACCCCAATGAGGAGCCAATCGACCTTGACGCTTATATCGAATACTGTCGCGAGTACGACAAGGCAATTGACTTTATCGCCAACCTTGACGTAATTCCGGGAAAACCAAATCGACCGCCAACTCCTGACCAGGTCGAAGCGTCGGCTGCGGAAGGACTTAGAAATTACAAGACTATGATTGCCGGCGGCGTTCCGAAGGACAAAGTCATTCACACATTCCACCAGGGCGAAGACTGGAAATGGCTGGAACTGATGGTGAATGAAATGGAACTGCCTTACATCGGCTTGTCGCCGGGGAACGACCGCACGCAAGAGGAAAAGATGGAATGGCTTCACCAGTGTATGCCCTATGTCACAGATAAAAAAACTGGCCGTCCAAAGGTGAAATTTCACGGGTTCGCTGCGACCGGCTTCGATATGATGCGGATGTTCCCTTGGTTTAGTGTTGACAGCGGAACATGGGGGGACCAAGGGGTAAAGAGGATTGCAAATTTGCCTCGTCTAAGGGAAAGACTATCAAAGACACGCCAATACCCGATTGAAGTGAAATACGATTATTCATCTGAAACCCCTCTGCAGTTTACTCCATCGGCGCTTGGCGAGCCCGAAGAACGAAAGTACATGGAAGAATACTTATCTGACCTTGAACTTCCGCCGGGGGCGTTAGAGGGTGATTTTGTCTCTTTGGCTCAGTTCCTCAATGTCCGGTATTTTAACGAGTTTGTTAAGTCTTTAATCAGTTACGAAACGTGCAAATACGCTCCACATGGTAAAATTAAAAAAATGAAAGCACGGCGGCGCTTAATAAAGCTCATGGAGTCCAGTGGAGAGGCGCAATCTATGGAGAAACGCATGCATGTCGATAGAAACGAGTTGAAGTGGACCCTCGGACTACTTAAACCAGGGTTGACCACTACGAAAAAAGACAAGTCGGTAGTCCAGCAAAGCGGCTGCTACCTATTCAGGGATGAGTGGGCGTTTACCTTTAACGGCTATATCGCGTTTATGACGCATGTTCCTCCAGGATTGACCATTGATGGAGCGGTGCCCGCTGAGGAACTGAATGACAATCTTGCGCGCATCAAAGACGAGAAACTTGTGATGACCGCTGACAATAGGTGGGTCCATATTCTACGCCCCAGGGGAGGGAAGGACGATGTAGCCAAGAACCCAATCCTTTCATCAGTTCCCGGACTTCCTCAACCCGGTTCAGTTTCATGGAAGAAGCTTGGGCGCGATTTCCTGGCTAAGCTGGATGATTGTCTCGGGTATTTGGAAGCTAGGACACAAGACCTGCGGAAAGTCCGCCTGCACTGGAATGAGAATAAGCTTGAAATATATGACCCGGCGCGCCTTGAATGCTTTCTACTGCCGGAGACATCTTTACCAATGGGTGCCAGCGTGCTTCTCCGGGGAACGGAAGCATTGAAAATCTTCAAATCTAAACCCGGTGAGTACGCTGTGGAAAATGGTTGGGCCATTTTCAAGTCTCTAAAAAATCAAAAGGCTAAGAAAGTTGAAATTCGGACCGCTGAATTATTCCTGGCATGTCGCATGTTGGAAGAACCCCACGACGTTGAACGATTTCGAAATGCGGCATACGTCCATCCTATACTGGATATCCATCAAGAAGGGAGAAGAAGAAATATAATAAAGATTCTAGAGGAGGCGCTTGCGGCTGCGAAAAGAAGCAAGGGAGCCGACAAAGACCAGTTCTTAATTACTTTGAAAGCCAACCACTTGCGGGTGGAATCTCCTAAACATCGAACGAATTTTGACCGGGATATCCTGCTTGAATACCATGGCAATCTAACCTTCGTAATGAATATCCGCGCATTGGTAGAAATCTTGAAACGTGACATCAAGGAAGCCAGCACCACCGAGCAAGGTGAGGAGTGGAGTTACATACGGTTTAAGGGGCAGGATTTCGAACAGTACCTTGCGCTCGAAAGCTTGCGATGAAAGTGAAATGATGGATTTTCCATTACTGCCAACAATGGGCCGGTGGGAAAGTGAGCCATTTTCGTCTAGATCCGCGCCATCAGTCAGAATTGCTCGGTTCCTCTTCGCCTTCTCCGTCCGGATTTAACTGTCCAGCCACCTGGACAGTTAAAAACTTGTCAAGCTCCTTGAACATTACACGGACGGTCCAAAGCTCTTGCAGGATTTGCGTCACGTTATCCCCTAATTGCCTCCGTCTATCAGATAACGGTTCTGGAAGGTTGGTGAGGTCAAGGTTCAATCCGAACGACATAAAAGTAGTAAGCAAATCCTGCAACCGAGTGAGCTGACTATTGTCCAGGATGTGCACGTCAGGCTCCTTCTCCTGCTGCTTCTTCCTTATTTCCCTGACACGTTCGGCTGTTTTGTTCGCCGACAATCCGTCTTTCTTGATTTCAGCCACAAGTTTCTTTTTGGAGTTAAGGCTCGGGAGCTTTGCGACTTCGTTAAGGTGTGAATATGTAAGCCCGGCAACACTCTCTTCCATGTTATTGCGCTGGAAAACGCGGTCCTGCACAGCAAGTCTCACCATTTCGTTGAGACTGGATTTTGATAGGGGAAGATATTTATTGTCACAAAGTTTACGGAAACTTGCGTGTTTTTCGGGTTTTCTGGACCGCGCTTCGCCCGCGCTATCATGGTAGTATTCTTTTAGAACGTAGTACCCTATTTTCAATGCGGTAGCCAGTATTGAAGTTCTGACTTGTTTTCGAATGAACTTGACTGCCTTGTGAATAACGGGGTCTTCATCGAAAACAAGGCTCTCATCATCCTGGTCAAAAGACGCAATCTTGCCACCGTCTGTTCTTTCCGGCATTTCCCCAGGTATTGATGGTAAATCGGTGTCTGCCAACTCTCGCCCTCCTGGTAGTGGTGTCGATTAGACCAAATAATGCCGCGAATGACCCCTTGGCCTATAGTTATGAAACGGCCCATCTGTGTCAAACCTTGAAGAAATTCCTCTCCCAAGGCAGAAGATTGCAGGAACGGGTCGTTCTCGGTAAACCACAAATCTCTGACCCGTCCCTCCTTATATAAAGATTGGCGAAGGAGTGAACGAATACGCCCATTTTCATTCCATTCTCCATGAACAAAATCGGTTGTTTTTCATGCCATGATTTCCCCTATTTTAATGTGTAAGGTACGGTTTTCTTTCCATAAAATTATTTTTAGGGAAAGTTATATTTTGCCGCCTTATCCCCAAAATAATGCTTGTGATTTGTGTTACAAGCACATATAACAAAATTAACGGATGGACGATTTATCTAATATTCACGGATACTTGAATAGACAAAGGAGAAGGGAAATGGCAACGAAAGGAACAATCAGGCCGGACGTAGCTTTTCGCGAGTTGGCAGCTAATCGCAAATCCAAGAAGGGGAATGTGATGGAAATTCAAGTTGACGTTGCACATGTTGAAAGTCAGGAAGTTCCGGCGACCATAGTCGAGGGGACGGAGGCTCAGGTTTTCGAAGGCCAGGTTAATACAAAGGCAGAAGTTCCGTCAGAAGAAGTCAAAGAAGTCGAAGTATTAAAAGAAGAACCGGCACCAAAGCCTCCACGTATTTCAAAGAGGCCCTATATCGAGACCGTGAAGAACCATCTGGAAATTGGGGACCTTGATAAGAAAGAACTCGTAGCACTCGTCCTGGAGAAGTTTCCTGTCGTCAAAAAAAGCGGCATCGAGACTTTCCTCACTGATGTCAAGAACGTGAGGTATAGTCACTTTACGCCCAGGGTTGCAGTCGTTCATCCCCTCACACAGAAACTAATCTTTGCGGATCGTCTTGTTATAACGCAGGCAGCCGTCGAGGAAGTACAGCCCACGGAAGCACAACCCGAGCAACCGGCTGAGTAGCTTTTGTCTGGGCGGTTTCCATACGGGGCCGTCCCTGCCTTGGAGGGGGCGTATAAATGGAAGCTAAATCTTTTTCACCTGGGCGACTTCTTGCAACTCCTGGGGTATTAGCCGCAGTCCCCGGCGAACGTATACTCCAATGTTTCGGAAAACATCTCCGTTGCGACTGGGGAGACGCCTTACCACACGGCGATTGGAAATTAAATGACGCTGCGACGCACGATGGCGGCAGGCTGTTGAGTTCGTACTGGATAAATCCACACGATAAATCGAAAGGTCGATTTTGGATTATCACAGAATGCGAAGGCGAAGATAATAGCGAAGGTGAAGACACCCACGGGTTGAGATCGGCGACAACGATTATCTTACCGGAGGAGTATTAGCAATGGCTAGAGTAATCGGTTATTTACGTGTGAGCACCGAAGAGCAGGACCTGGAGAAATTCAAGAGTGAAATCCTATCCTTCGCCAACCAGAAACGCTTTGGAGTTGTCGATTGGATTGAGGAAAAAATCAGTGGAACCATTCATTGGCGCAAGCGTGGGCTGGGGCGAATTCTAGAGCAACTACAGCCGGGTGATGTCGTAATTGTCAATGAACTCTCCAGATTTGCCAGGTCATTGTCCCAAATTATCGAAATCATGGAATTTTGCAAAAAGCGTGATATATCTGTCTTCGCATTGAAGGGTTCATGGAGCCTTGATTCCTCAATAGAGAGCAAGGTTTTCCTCTCTATTTCGGGAATGATGTCAGAAATCGAACGTGACCTTATCAGTCTTCGCGTTAAAGAATCACTTGCGGCCAAACGCCGCGACGGTATACAGCTAGGGCGGCGTAAGGGGCCTGGCAAGTCAAGGCTAGACGCACACAAGCCGGAAATCATTGCCTTACTGCGGAATGGTTCTACCAAGTCGTTTGTCGCAGTAAGGTACGGCGTAGACCCTGGCACTATTCTCAATTGGCTTTCCAAAAATCAAATCGACGCTACCCCAAGGGTTGAGAGGGTGACGGCATGAAAACCGCAGTTGGTTACACGCGCGTTAGTTCGTCGTCTCAAGCCAGTCCGGAAAAGACAAGCCTTGAGCGGCAGGCTGAAAAAATTGAACTCCAAGCCCGGTTAAAAGAATATAACCTCCTCAAAATATACAAAGAGCCTGGCATTTCTGGCGCGACCATGGAAAGACCCGCGCTCCAGGAACTATTAGCTGACGCTGAGCAGAAGAGATTTGATGCCGTCATTGTTTGGGACATTTCCAGGTTTGGACGCAACCTTCTCCATCTCAAACAGAACACGGAAAGATTGAAGGAACTTGGGATTGCCTTCCTCGCCATTGACAACGGGATAGACACCGCAAACCGCGACAAGACCGGCGAGTTGCTGCTAAACATCTTAGCCAGTATTTACGAATTCGAGTTGGAGACGATTAAAGAACGCACTCAGGGTGGTAGAGATGCAAAGCGAAAGAAGAAGGAATACTTTCCAGGGAAGACGGCTTATGGGTACCGCTGGAATGCGCAAGAATTGCGGGTTGAGACCGTCGAGGCTGAGAAGCCGATAGTGGAGAGGATTTTCAAAGAGTACATCTATTTGAATAAATCCATCCCAACTATCACCAAAGGTCTCCAGGACGACCATGTTCCAACTCGTTCAGGAACAAAATGGGGTGATAGCGTAGTGCACCGCATACTTCGAAATCCGTGTTATACGGGCACGTATATTGTCAACCAGCACATAACGAACGCCAAGGGTGAAGTCATTGGTGAGAAACCTGAAAGCGAATGGGTTTATCACGACTGCGACCCGCTGATTACTCCGACAGATTGGCAGGATTTACAAAAGAAACTGGATAAAGCCCGTGAGAACAATGCAGGTGCTCCTAACCCTGAAAGTCAAAAATACATCGCCGACGGTCTCCTTCGGTGTGGGATTTGTGGTTCGACCATGCGCTTGCGCCATACTCGCCGAAACAAAGCCGGGAAGTGCCATAGCTATTATCAATGCTACTGGAATGGAAAGAGTCAACGCGCGGCTGAGATTAAGGGCAAGAAGCTCTGTGAAATGGTCCCCATCCCAGCGGCAATCATGGATTCCCACCTATTTGAACTTCGCCTTCGTCTCAAGCTTGGTATGGATTGGGAAAGAAAATATGAGGACAAGGTGAACCCTTCCATTGCGATTGACCTGGATAAGTCCCGTCAGCGAGTAGAAAATATCAAAATATCCATCGCCTCCAACAAGACCGCGATGACAAACAACGACCGCACACAATACAGGAAAGATTATGATCCTGATAAATACATCGCAAGGAACAATGAACTGAACCTGGAAAGAGCGAACCTCCAACGGGAATTAGCCGAAGCCGAACGTGAGCACAACCGCTACCAGCAGCTTTTTGAGAGCGAACAGAATTTCGTCCGGCTCGCAGCGGACAAGGATAAAATCATGGAGCTGTTCAGGCAACTCGTGGCCCTGCCTGTCGAGCAGAAGCGCCGGCTGTTAAAGGGACTGGTAGACGGCGAAATCGAGGTCACTCCCCTTGGTCCACTCGACGTTTCAGAAGAGGGTAATGCCCTCAACGGTTGGACTGCAATAAACTGGAAATATAACCCAGCGATAATCCAAGAAATTTTAGGTGTTATAATTCTTGACGTGGATGAAACCACCGGGGAGGGGTCGGGAGGAATTCCACACCACAAAATTCCGGTACCTCCTGAGGGTGGTTCCCCAATGACTGAAACCATCACAACGATTTTAGAATGACCTATTAAGGAATAAAGTATAATAATAACGGATAGTTATGACGAACAGTCATTTCGATCCCTTCCAGTATCTCCATCATTTCATCTTCAGGATCAAGTTTATGGTGTGGATTGAGTGTGGAACGACCAACCACTATCGGCCCATCGAGAAGGCCATGAAGGAGCCGTTGCTTACCGGAAAAGGACAAGTTCATGATTTTGTGGGTCAATGCTTTGAAGGGGTCAGTCCCGGATACCCTTTTGGCGAACTCGGCTTCGTCGATTTTTCTGTTCCTGAGTTCTTCAAGCTCTTTCTGAGTATTTCTCAATTTATTATCAAGAGAATTTAACTCCTCAAGGAAACCATTACGCTTTTTGAAGTAGTCGGCGGAGTCAAAACCATCGCGCTCAAGCAGACTGTCCAGATTCCGCAAGGCGATTTCTTTCCTTCTCAGGCTGGCTTTAACATTGCTGACCGTCTTCTCCAGGCTCTCAATTTTGCTGTCCCACTTATGTTGCGCATCGAGCAGAGGTTTATAGTGCTCAGGTTCAATCCCAAGCTGTCTCATCAGTTCAACGTAGAAAACTTGCCATTCAAGAAGTTCTGCCGGTATGAGCGGTAATGGGCATTTCTCGTGGCCTTTGATTTCACGGAGCTTTGGAGTAGTCTTGTGCCAGTAGCAGGAGTAATGACGGGAACGAGTACCATCCACGCGGCGATTTCCATAATCGGAGCGCATTTTGGCCCCGCATATGCCACATCGACATAAATCATGGAGCATGAACTCTTTTGCAGCGTTCGATGGCCTACCGCTACGGACATTGGCGCTATTGAGGCGTTTTTGAAGTTCGTCCCATCTGTCCTGCATTATCAACGGTGGAGCTTCGAAGACGATGTGCTCAGCTTCTGGACGGTTTCCGATGATCTTGCCTTTCACATCGGTGATAAATTTATTCACCGTGATTTCACCGCAGTAATCAGCGCCCTTGAGTATTTTGGAGATAGTGCCGCTGGACCATTTAGAGGAACCATTGTTGCGCGTCGGGACTCCTTCTTCATTGAGTGAAAGGCTAATGTCATTCAACGATTTGCCCAGGTCCAGGTATTCTTTTACTACGCGGGAATAAACTTCGCCTTGGTCTTGAACGATCTCAATCCGTTTCTCTTTGGTGTTCCATCTATACCCGAACGGAGGTTTCCCACAGAAAATCCGCCTATCTCGCCAGCGAGCAAGCC